TTGAGGATTTCTGAAATTTTGATTTGCATTGTTTAAAAAATTAAAATAGTTAAAAAATTATTGTTTAGTTGGTTGTACACTATATACTAATGTGTATTGTTTCTTTTCAATTTTGACTCTTGGTCTTTTCTTATTCTCCTTCATAATATTTATTTACAAGTTCAACAACTAATCCCAAATCATTAAGCATTAATAATGGTAACATTCCAGGTGCAGATTTTGCAGGATATCTACCATCATAATTAGTTACAAATTGCTTTATAGCTTTTTTTGCTTTAGAATCATAATCTTGAGCACCATAAAGGACAATGTCAAATTTACCCTCCATAGTAATATATTGGTCAATCATTTTACCAGCAGTTTTAGCCTTGTATGTAGTACCAAAATTACCTTGAACTTCTTCAGGGTGAGTAAGTACTATTACATGACCTTTAAACTTTTGAATAGCTTTAAAGATTTGACCTGTAAAATAACCAATGTCTTGAAATTTATCAAAACCTGCTGTTTTAGCTTTATCCATATAATAATCAGCCATAATGTACTGAAAATCATCAATAATTAGTGTAGTAACTTCAGGTTTCTTCTCATTCAAAATGCTTATAAGACCAGCTATATCTAAACCATTGTTAGTTTCTACATAATTACCTGAACTAAGGTCTTTACCTTGAATATGCTTATATAGCTTTTTCCAACCTCTTGCAGGTAAATCTTTAGAACTAACATTCACTACAAAAGTAGTATTAGGGTCTAAACCCTTAATTCCAAGTTCTTCACTTGGGCAGATAGCAGTAGATTTACCAAAACCACTTTCTGCAATTACCATAATTTTTGCCATTGTTGTTGTTTTAAGATTTGAAATATAATTCTCCTGGTACAAAATATCTATCACTATGTGAGTTTTCAACTATAGTAACCATTTGACCATTTTTTAATCCATTGATATAGTATTGAGCATACTCATCAGTAGATTGTTCTAATTCTTCGATAACTTTAGTGCTATCTATTTTTGTAACACCATACATTGGTGTATGAGTAAAAGCAATTCTAATATTAGAATCAGAAATTAAATTGCGATAATAACCTTTTGGTGCTGTCATAATTAAATTGGTTTAAATTGTTTTACATTACCTTTCATTTGTACTGCTAAATGCATTGGACATTCTGTATCACGAGATTCTACTAAATGGATAGACCTATAATTAGGATATTCTTCAAGGACATATCCAAAATGTGTAGTTAATCCATATTTCTCATCAGTAGGATTAAAGAGTGTAAGCAGATAATCACATTCTTCTGATAGATTACCTGAATCTTTTACATCTTCACCTGTAGGATAAATATACTCACCATTAAACTTAAGTCTTTCTATATTAGAAATAGACCTATTAAGATGAACAATGTGTACAAATGTAAAATGACAGAAGTTTCTGAGTTCTACTGTGTATTCTATCCATTTGTCCATGTTCTCTTTCATAGAGAAACCTCTTTCCCTTTTAAGTTTACGAATATGGTCAGTAATAATTATAGTTCTCTTATCTTTGTCTTTAGGTACATAACCTATCAATCTTTGTTTCTTTACTTTCTTAGAGTCTTCTGTTGTTTCATATTCTTGGAATTGAAAATTACCATTCTGTTTAGCATAGGCAAGAATAGTATTTCTCATACCTGTTGGATTATCTCTATCTTCTAAAAACTGAATTACACCTTCTGTTACTTTATGACCTTTAACGTCATATTCACCAAAAAGAGGAATAATTCTTGTTTTATAGATTGTAGATAACTTTTGCTGATGGTCTTTAGATACAGGAATAATTTCACCTTGAGCATCTTGTAGTTTACCCAATAAATATCTTGCAGACATAGGATATTCTATTCCATTATACTCAACAGTATCAATTTGATAATCATGGTAGAAAAAGAATGATGCAAAGTCAAATTCTTTTTTGACTCTGTCAATTTCGTAAGAAAAGTAAATAAGGTGGATTGGTATTTTATGTTCTAAGCAATAAAGTATAGGATGAATAACAAATGCAAAATCTACGAGTGTAGATTTACCAACTTTTGGACCTGCAGCTACACCATATATAGCTTTTTTTTGTACTCCATCTATTGCTCTGTCTAATGGAATAAGACCTGTTGGTAAACCTTTGTTATTTCCTTGCTGACCCTCTTTAAATGCTTCTATGAAATTCATTTCATCATCTTAAGATTAGGGTCTTGAATTTGTTGTCTTTTAGTTTCCCACAATCTTTCAACCCATTGAAGCAACATGCTGGTTTTGTAATTACCTTGACCATCAAAGATAAATCTTTCAGCCATCTTTACAAATTTAGGTTCTACTGTTCTAAGATACATAGTAGTAGCATCTAATACATCATGTTTTCTAACTTCAGGATTCTGAGCAAAAAACATTTTCATTCTTTGCACACAGGATTTCTTATTACCTTCCCTCTCTTTATTCTTTGTTGCAAAAAGTTTACGATATTCATTAACCCAATCCCATACTGAATCTACATTTTGACCATCATAGAGAGGTAAATGCCATTCAATAGTGTTATCTCTGTAATTTCTTTCTACTATTCCTAAGTTATTAACAAGTCTGACAATTGGTTCAGGTATTATTTCACTTATACCATCAAGATTATGATGTACACCAAGTAAATATAATAGACCTAAACTGCAATCAACACCATGTTCTGCTAATAATTTTGGAACTTCCTGATTAATCTGCATATTGTTGTAGTTTAATAGTGACAAAAAGCTCTGCCATTTGAGGTGACAGAGCCATTAAAAATATGACTTTTTTATAAATTATCCACGATTTACATAGATAATTTTTTCAGGATTTAGACCTGATAAAGCTTTTTTAACCCATTCTTCATCAATTGTATTAATGAAATATGTAATGTAAATTTCAGCAATTTCATTTTCTTCTACATTACACATACGCATAACTTTTTGAATTGCAGATTCTTCTGAACTTTTCATCTGATGAAATATACCTACTTTAAGATTAGGGATTGTGATACCCATGTTGGTCATCTCACATACAGCAAGTTTATTAATAGTGCCATCTTTAAATTGTTCTAAATAATTTTCTTTACTTTTAGAATGATAAGCTGTAGCAAAATCATCTGCTGTTTCAGTTCTTGCAGTAAAAATAAGACATCTGTCATGTTCTGCAATAATCTTTTTAGCCATTGCTATTTTAGATTTAGCAGTATAAAGCATTGATGCTCTTTTAGATGCATATTGCATCTTAACTGCATTCATCTTAGAATTATTCCAAGACATCCTTTTAAACTTTTCAAACTGTTGAGTAAGATATTGATAGTTTGCATACTCAGTAGTCATAAACTTCTGTTTTACAGTACCTGCTTCAATATACTTGTCTTTATTATCTAATGGTACACCAATAAGATATACTTTGTAATCAGCTACAATACCATCATTGATAGCATCTTCAACTGAATATGTAAATATAGGTTCTATTAGTAGTTCATCTTTTAATAACTTTTTAGATTCTTTAGATAAAGAACCAGTAAGACCAAGTATTGGAGTATCAGTTTTTTGTAACTCTACAATTTGATTGTCACTCAAAGTGTGTATTTCATCAGAAATAATGTAATTATAATCTGTAAGCTTTAATTTACCTAATGACCTTTGATTTATAAGTACAATATTCTTTGTATTTACTTTCCATTTTTTAAATTCTGATGTCCAGGAATCTAAAATAGTATTGTATGGTGCTGTAATAAGTATCTTTGACTTTTTAAATGTTGGCATTTTTAATATGTCACATACTATCTTTGATTTACCAACCCTTGGTGATACATATACTATACCCTTATAAGAATGTTTGATAATTGCATTTACAGCATTATTCTGGACTATTTCTCTTGATAGCATTGATTACTTTTTTAATTTGTGTTAAATAATATTCGATGTTAATGTTTTGTTTTAAAAAATCTATATTGATAGTTGATAAATTATTACATGGTGTACATTTCCATCCTGCTTCAATCTCAGTTTCTCTCCACTTATCAGGATTCTTAGGAAGTGGTGGCATTATTTTAATAAGAGATACACCAGTATTAGTAACTACATATCTTGTAATTCTTTGAAGAGCTATATCTGTTACATCTCTTGCTACAAGTTTATGGTCACGTTGTACTTTAGCTCTCATATAAAACTTATCTAATCCTAATTCTAATTCTTGTAATAAAAATTGTTCAGGTGCTGTATTTGATATAAAATATGCACTAATAGCTTCCTGAACTATAACTCCTGAATGATTTTCATGTAATTCTAACTCTGCTTTAGTTTTAAATGCTGCACCCTTTCTTTTTACTTTACCATTAGTATAAATAGCAAGGTAATTAGATACATCTTTAATAACCATTTTAGAATAATTAGCAGTTTCAAGAGTAAGAGAAGTAAGATTTTCCCACCAATTAAGTATTTCTTGTATTTTAGGTAAATCTGACTTAAGTACTTTAATAGTAACACCATCTGTATTAGCTTGTAATAGTTGAGAATGATTCATAAGTTGTTCTGCTAACATAGCTATGAGTAATTGACCATTAATGGTAATTGACATAGTATATTTAGGGTCATAAAATGGTGAATGCTTAGAATTACTTTTACCATACACACCATTTAACTCAAGCTTTATAGATTTATTAAGAGTACTGCCTTTAGCATAATTACCTCTTTCATGATATCTATGTTCATATACATCACAAAATTCTACACCTAAATGCTCAGGATATAATTTGTTTTTAATGCCTAAGTTAGGATAAAATGAAGCTACATCAATATCTAATATGTCATGTTCTTGGTCTGCTTCATATATACCAGGTTCAATACAACCATGAATACCACCAGTACCAAATACAAATTCAAATCCATTGTGGTTAATATTTAAATTCTTTTGAACTCCTTTAGTTTTATAGACATTATAATGTCCTTCTATTAAAGTAAGAGTATCAAATGGTAATTCTGAAAATACTTTATAGGTGTCAGTAATTACTTTAGATTTAAAATATTCTAATAGCTTTTGAAATCCTATACTTTTAAACTCTACATAAGAAAATATTACATCAGCAAGTTTAATTTCTTTTCTTGGTGATTTATTTTGTAGTTTTTGTTCAAATGTAGGATTTATTTTAATCATTGCCTGACAAAAACTTCTTTCACCTAATTTTGGTGAGTTAAAACTTAAAAGTTCTTTACCACCTAATTCTTCTCTTAACTTTAACTCTTGTATAGAATAGTTATATAATTTAAAAGTAGCTTCAATGTCATTCCAACAATATTTTACAAGAGTATCAAAATCAATAACTGGTATAGGTTGTGTGTAATCAAATGGTAATTCTTGAATGTTATTCATATTGAATACAAACTCAAGTTCTTTAAGTGAGCATCTTCTATTATCATTATCAAAATGATTTAATAGAAATAAATCTATTGTAGGTACTTTTACAAACTTCTTACAGAATTTAGAATAGTTTTCTCTTGTAATGAGATTATCAGAATGCTTTTTTAATGCTTGTACTAAATCTTTACCTTTTAAATGTAAACATTCTAAAAACTTTTGTAACATCAGGTCATCATAGTTTTTGTTATTAAAACCTATTAGTCTAATGTCTTGATTTAAAAATTCTACAAGTTGTTGAGTTTGTATTTTTCTTATGCTGATTTCAAAACTAAGTTTTTGTTTAGTACTTATGTTTTCAGCACATACCAAAAAGATATTAGGATAAATCTCAATATCATAAATGTAATCTTGCATAGTAGAATGTAAATATTAAATGGTAAAATAATAAAAAAAGAAAGCCTAACTTACAAAAAATTACCCACAATATAAATACTCTAAAATAGAATAAATAGTGATTGTAGATAATAATTTGTAAATTAGACTTTCTTAATAATTAGATTTTCTGACCAAAAGTAACAGAAGCACCTTCAGTTTCTTCTGCTAAAGCATCAGAAACATATTCTTTTCCATTACCACGTTCATCGATATCTTCTTGAGCTGTTTTGCTAAAGAATGTTCTTTTGTATTGAACCTTACTTTGAGCATCAAGGATAAGTTCTCCTGCAAACTCGCTGTTATTTGGATATCTGATAGCTTGTGCATCAGCAAAATCATCCATAGTCTTTAAACCTTGATGTACAGCTTGACGCTGATTATCAGTAAGAATAGGACTATTTGACAACATTTTGTAGATACATGCTTCTTTAGGAAGATTAGCTACAATTTGTTTTACTTGTGCCTCGTTATAATTAGCAGGAACTGGAATCCATGCTACACGAGTTTCTGTGGTTTCATAACCATTTTCTTCAACTCCAAAATCACTTTCTGTAAAAAGTGCATCTTGTAAATCAGAATTGAATTTCTTAGTAGGATAATACATTGTTGTGGTAATCAATTGCTTGATTTCCAATGTTTTGCTACCTGACTTTTGGTAATCAGATGCAAATAATCTTGAGAAAGTTACTTTTCCTCTTGAAACTGTTTTTCTTGTTGCGTTGCTCATAATAAATTGTTTTAAATAGTTAATGAATAAAAAATAGTATAAATAATTGAATAATGCAAGTTAAAATAATCCTATTGTATTGCTACAATAGGATTTTAATATAGACTATAAATCCTATGACTGTCCGACATATGTAGGGGGAGGGGTGAATGGAGGAACAGAAAATAAAAAAAAGAGAGTTTACAAAATAAACTCTCTTAGGAAATTAAAACGGTAATGGTTCAAGTTCAGGTTGCCTTAACGACATATATTTACCATTAGTTGGCTTCTCAAATGTATATATGTAATAGGCATCTACATCTTCAGTTATATTAGTTTTATAAGTTACTTCATAAACAAGTTCTGAATTACTATTTCGTCCTAATGCTTTTACATTAAAACCATAAAACAAATAATTTGCTAAACCATAATTAAGAAAATCTATTAAGATTGTTCTTGTTGTTATATATAATGTTGACATAAATGTTAAAATTTAAAAGATTTTGAATGTTATGGAACTAATGTAAATTTTTAAGTGTTATTTTCATATAAATACAAAAATAACGATGATAAATTATACGAACAGAACATAAGTATTCTCTTTGGAAAAGAGAGAAAGGGGGTGTGGGGGAAAGAGAGAAAAACCTTGTAAAGTTTTTGACTTTTATAATAGTATTACTATTAAAAGTAAAAGGTGGATTTCTCCACCTTTTTTAGTCCTCTTCTATAGGATAATGAAATAAAGTTTTCTCTTCAGTATCATTATCTATATGATGTATTTTTTTCCATTCTTCCCAAGTAACTATGATGCCATATTGGTCAATAGGTACTCTGAAATTTATAAGGTCAAATGGAGATTGTGGATTCCATCCTGCATCTCTAAGTTCAGAAGAGTATAATACTCTGTAATGATTTAGATTTGCTTTGATAATGTGTGGTTTTGTATCAAAATAGAATGCAAAACATTCTATTTCATCATTAGATGAGCATAATTCTGCAAGACAAGTATTAGTAATAATTAAACTGTCTAAGTTGTCAATGTCAATTTGATTTTGTGCTTTACATGATACTAATGTAAATGTTAATAATAATGCAAATAATGTTTTCATTGTGTTGTGTAGTTAATATGTTTAAAAATAATTTCTTTTTGCATTTAGTTTTAATAAGGTTTAATTTATATATTCAGCAGAAAGTGTTTTAATACAATTTTCTACATGACTATATACATATAATCTTGCTTCTTCTTCATTAGAAGCTGTAACAGAAATAGACATAACACTATATTCTGTATTTAAATAAATAACTTTATAGTTTTTCATGTTATTAAATTTAAAGTGTTTAAAAATAATTTCCCTCTGCACTCAGTTGTAATCCCACATCTTTGGCGATGTTTTTCAAGCTGTCATCTATGTGACAGTAGGTTTACAGATTATATCCCTTCTAGAATGGACATAACCAATTACAACTGCTCACCCTTGGGAAGTGAGTTGTGGTGCATTAAAATAAAAAGTTACAATGTATTCAGGGTGATGTGCTCTATTTCAACATCCCATTTAACCAACTAAAAAGTATAAGACTACCTTCTTCATAATACGTCTATTATGATATATTTAGATTTTACATTGCAACTTTTTATAAACAATTAAAATGACTGATAAACAACAGGCAATTTATCTGAGTTAAACGATGACCTGTTTAACAATAAGGTGCTACCTTATTAATGTCAATAACTCATCATAATAATGTGTTTTACACCTAAAACTTTGATAATCTGTAAGGATTGACACAGGTGAAATATCTCCATTATAAATAACTTGCAATTTATTTATAACTTCTGATATAACATCGCTGCTTACATTAGAGTTTTTTGTCACACTTTACTGTATCTCTAATTATCAAAGAAACTGGTGCCCTCAACAACTTGGGAAGTTATTAAGTTTTTTAAATAATATACTTTAATGTAATAGTCTTATGCTGAACTTTCTAACCTATTTAATTGTCATTGTCAATTAAATTTAGAGGTATCACGGTGCCATAAGATTAATGATGTTATCAACTATTTTTGCAATTTACTTATTCTTAGGTAAATACATTAAAGTATGCATTGTTTGTTTCACTTATGCTATGAGTTACACGTTTTTCATTATTATACACCAGTAACCATGTGTATATAACTAGACTTTGTTAGTGTCCCAAATAAGTAGGGGGAAGGGTGAAAGGAAATAAAAAAAATAAAAGAGATGTTAATCTCTTTTATAGTTTAGTGCTATGATTACTATTGTAAATAGTATAGCACTTGCAATTGCACATAAATCAGCCATGATGTTTAGATTTAATTGTGAGGATTTTGTTCTCTTTGATTTAGTTCTACTGTAAGAAATATGAACATCATAAATCCTACAAATAATAATGCTACCATTGTTAGTTAGTTTAATAAGTTAATAAAAAATACAGAGAGATTAACTCTCTGTATTTACCATAGATATACCTACAGCTGCACCAATACAACCAGTAGTTGTAATGCAACATGCTAAGCCTAAGCATATAGCTTGGAATTCAGTAACATCATTTACTATTTCCATAGTACAAATGATAAGGATAACATTTAGGATTATGAGTAATCCTACAACAAAAGCTTTGATTAAAGAAGCCATGATTTAGAAGATTTAGAAGATTAATAATTAATTGAAAAGTATAGCGTACTCATTAGAATACGCTATACTTAGAGAAGTCTAGAAACCGAGGGAAATACCTTTGGTTACAAACTTAGATAAATCGCCTGGAGTGCAGACAATTAGACAAGCACTCTGATAATCAAGGACTTCTCTTCCTTTCTTATCAGTTTCAATAGGAACCCAGAACTTTAGATTCTCTGACTCAAGAAGATTATGGTCTTCTTGAATTTGTTTACTAACAGGGAGAAACTCTTTGTCTTGAGTATTCTCATTGAGCAATACAGAAACCTTTTGGGTATTCTTATTTACTACAGTACGCAGAGTTACAATTTTAAACTCTGCAACGAACTCACTAGGAGTGAAAAACTTAGCTGAACCTTGAGTAGACATAGTCATAGGATTTAAAAGATGAAGCAGAAAAATCTCTGCCAAGCATGAGTGAGGGGAAGGGTGTAGGGAAAAATAAAAATAGAGGGCAAGAAATAAACTTGGGAGGCAGATGGGAGGGGTAGTGAATTGAAAGCGCCAGCTGGGTGGGGGGTGGCAGAGGGGAATCACACTTACCTAAAGGTCACAAAAATTCTACAAAAAATTTTACTAAAAAAATTTCAGAAAAAAATTAAATCAAACTCTAATTTCATATCTTTGTTCTAAAGAAAACTTAAAGTAAAAATGAAAGCACTAAGTAAAAGGTTAGAATTACCTGTAAGTGAGTATTATAAGGTACATTTAAATATAGTAAATTCATTGCTGCCTATTAAACTTACACCTAAAGAAGTTGAAGTACTTGCTCTGTTTATGTCATTGCAGGGAGATATTGCTAAAGATAGATTTGGTTCTACTGCTAAGAAATTGGTTAAGCAAGAATTGTCTTTATCTGATGGTGGACTTTCTAATTATATAAAGACACTTAAACAAAAAGGATTTATTTCAACAACTAATGAGATACCCTCCCTACTTACTCCTAATGTAGATAAGCAAGAATACTTTTTACAGATAATAAATAAGGATAATGAACGATTATAAGTATGTGTGTATTAGTAAATATTATAAGCTTATAAAGGGACAATACCCTCAGCTTACTGAAGCACAATGTTATAAGATAATTAATGATACTTTTTATTATCTTAGAGGTAGAATGGCAGAAGATGATTTACCTGATGTAAGGTTAAAAGGGTTTGGTAGTTTTCAGATATTTGCTGCTCCTATACTACAGGAGATAAAGAAGTTAAGAGGATTAGTAAGAACACAAGATTGGGTTACTGAGAATAGTAAATGTTTTATTAGATTAAAAATACTTGAGAATTATGTTGAGAAAAATCCTACGCTCTTTAAGGAGTATTATGAAAGGAGAAAGAAATCTAAGTGATATATGGTATTATATACAAGGACACACAAGAGAGGTACTCTATTATTCCAAACTCAAGTTCTTGGTAAGGAAACATATACAAGAACAGTTTGAAGAAAGACTTCAATTAATGGATAAAGAATGTTACTCTAATGGACAATGCTTACATTGTGGTTGTGATATACCTGCACTTACTCTTTCGAATAAGCAATGTGAAGGTAAATGTTATTATCCTATGATGTCTAAGAAACAATGGTTAGAATATAAAACTAAAATCTTAAAATAATGTGGAATCATACTACTTACAATTTTGGTGAAGTAAAACCAAAGCAAGCACTTAAAGCTCAATTTGAATATTTAGGTGATAAGAAGATTATAGAGGTTAAACCTGCATGTGGATGTACTACATCTAAGAAGGAAGGTAATAAGATAATATTGAATTATGAAAGTCCTACTTTTCCTAATCATTTGAAAGGTAAAGGGATAACATCATTTGATTTCAGTAAGTCTGCTGCTATTATATTTGATGATAATTCAAAGGATGTTATTATGATTAAAGGAACAATTAAAACTAAAGAAAAATGACACTACAAGAAATGCCAGAGGAAATTACAGAAGATTATTTACTCACAAGAGCACAAGAAGTTATTAACTCAGCTAATAGCTTTTTACATATTTTTGATAGGTTCAATCATGATATGGAACCTTACTTGGAAAATATTACTGCACTTACTGAAGTAGATGTAAGGTTTGTAGATATGGAAAAACAATTTAATACATTAGCTCAAAGATTAATTATAAAACAAAATGGAAACAGTTAAACTTGGTGATACAGGATATGAAGTAATGAAGGTTCAGGAATTACTTGAGATAAAGATTGATGGTATATTTGGTAAAATTACACATGATGCTGTAGTTAAATTTCAAAAGCAATCTGGTATTACTGCTGATGGTGTTGTTGGTCCTATTACATGGAATGCATTACTTGCTAAAGTAGATACTGATTTAACTAATGATGATTATGAGTATTACCCTATAGCTCAAGGTATTACTATTAATGGTAAATGGATTCCTAATTATTATCCTGGGCCTGTATCTAAAAGGTGGTTGATATTACATCATACTGCAGGTTGGGATAATCCTTATGAAACAGTTAAGTTTTGGGAAAAAGATACTAACTCAGTAGGTACTGAATATGTACTTGGTGGTAAGCATCCTAATAAAGGTGATTTAGGTTTTGATGGTAGAATGATTAGTTGTTTACCTAAAGGTTCTTATGCTTGGCATTTATCAGTAGGAAATACTCCACTACATAGGGAATCTATTGGGTTAGAAATTTGTTCTTTTGGTGGACTAAATAAAGGTGGGTATTATCAAGGGAGTAAATGGGTTCCTAAGAATCCTAATGGATTTTATGCTTGGCCTGGAGTTGAAGTAAGTCCTAACCAAGTAGTTGACTTAGGATATGTTTATAGGTTTAATCAGTATTTTCATAAGATATCTGATAAGCAGATTGAAGAAGTAAGAAACTTGATTTACTACTTGCAAGATTTGTACAGGATAAATCCTAAGAAAGGATTGTATGAAATGATTAAGAGTAAAGGTGTTAAGTATGCATTTGATTTTTGTAATCCTATAGAGATGGAAAAGAATCCTGGTATATATACACATGGTAATGCATTTGCAGGAAAGAATGATATATTTCCACAGCAAGAATTAATTGATATGATAATGTCACTTACATAAAGGATATGGTAGAAATATTTGAAATGCATAACTCTCATGTAACTCCTGTTAAGGAAGTATTACTTATTTCACCTTTTAAAGAAATATGGGATAGAGATAAATCTAAGCATAAAGAAACAGCTATAAAAGAATTTTCTTATATTTGCTTCTTGGTATCACCAAGAAAGACAAATCCTTATGCAGGTTATTCACAGGAGCTTAAAGAAAGAGAAGTAATTAAAGGATTGTGGAGAGATGAAAAGTGGTTTCCTGATGACTTTGTAAGAGAGGGAGTTGTTAAGTATAATGAATGGTTACAAGAAGCATCTGTATCAATGAAGTATTATATTGCTGTAAAGAAAGGTATAGAACAAACTATTAACTTTTTTGAGAATATAGATTTTAATGAAAGAACAGATAAAGGACAACCTGTGTATAAGATTGGTGAAGTTATTCCTGCATTAAAGTCTGCTAATGAAGTACTTAAATCAATGACTGATTTAAAAGAAAGAGTTGAGCAGGAATTATATGAGAGTTCAAAAACAAAATCTGGTAAAGAAATTAATCCATTTGAAAGATGATGAAAAACAAAAAAGATTTAGCAGGGTACTTTGATGAACCCACTATGTCACTTAAATCTACACCAATGTCTATGGGCATGGGTATGGGAAAACATCCTGAGTCATGCTCAAGATTTGTATCTTTATTGTTTAAGGCAAAAGAAGATGCACACATTACTCATATTGAACAGAGAGTAAAGTCTTCTGCAATACATGATGCTATGGGTATTTTTTATGATTCCCTTGATGAACTATTAGATACATTTGCTGAAACTGTAATGGCTGTACATGGTCAACTATCAATTTCATTCTCAGCTTCTGTAATACAAAATCCTGTTCAATACATGGAATCTTTGTATGATAAAATAGATGAAGCAAGGTCTATGTACACAGAAAGTTGGATATTAAATCAGTTAGATGAAATGCAGCAACTTACAGCACATACAATGTATAGATTGAAATATGTAACAGCAGCTCCATCACAATAGTATGAAAGTAGAGTCAGTAAGAAACCCTGATGGACATTGGATTAATACAGAAGTTTTCAGAGAAGAAGCAAGACACTTTGAAAAGCATGGGTATTATTGTCCTGACCCTTGGGGTTCTCCATCCTGGCAAATGTATTGGGAAGAACAACTTAGAAGAACTATTGAAGGATATGAAACAGGTGGAGTTAAGATTACAGGTGACCATTACTTTTATCTTAACTTTTGTCCTATCTTAAGAGTAGAGAAAAATGCAGCAGGTAAGAAGGCTAAAAAGATAGAAGGATTTCCTGACTTTTGGGATGGTGATTATAACTATTATTGGGCAACTGAAATAGCTTATAATGGACTTACTAAAAAAGAGTTAGATAAACTTCATTTAAGTGTTAGTATTCAAGAAGAGTATTTGGATGGTGGAAGACACATGATTGTAGGTAAATCTCGAAGAAAAGGTTACTCATTTAAGAATGCATCTAAAGTAGTTAATAAGTATAATAACACAAGAAACTCACTTTCTATTATTGGTGCATTTGATAAGAAGTATTTATATCCTAATGGTACAATGGGTATGGCTACTGACTATATGAACTTTTTAAATGAACATACTGGTTGGAGAAAGAATAGAGATTTTATTGATAAGCAGGAATATAGGAAAGCATCTTTTAAAGAAGTATTGAATGGTGTAGCTATTGAGAAAGGTTATGCATCACAAGTAATGGCAATTACATTTAAGGATAATCCAGATGCTGCTCGTGGTAAAGACTCTGTTTATGTATTGTTTGAGGAAGCAGGTAAGTTTCCTAATTTGAAAGATTCTTATAGTGCTACTGAACCTACACTTAGGTCAGGTAAATATGTAACAGGACAAATACTTATATTTGGTACAGGTGGTGATATGGAAAGTGGTACAGTAGATTTTGCTGAAATGTTTTATGACCCACTTACTTTTAACTTAATGCCATTTACAAATATATGGGATGATAATGCAGATAATACTAAGTGTGGATTCTTTCATCCTGTGTTTTGGAACATGGATGGTTTTTATGATAAACAAGGTAATTCTGCTACACAAGAAGCTATTGATTTTGAAACTAATCAAAGAGAGATAATTATAAAGAACTCAGCTAATGGTGTAGGAGTTATACAAGGTAGAGTACAAGAATATCCATTAAAACCAAGTGAAGCTTTTTTAACAGTATCTACTAATGACTTTCCTATTACTGAACTTAGAAGAAGAAAGGATATTGTAGAAAGAGAACAATTGCATTTTAAGAAAGGACAAGCTGTTAATCTTATAAGAGGAGAAGATGGTAAAGTTAAAGCATTACCTGATTTAAAGAATGAGTTACAACCTGTTTGGGATTATAAACCTAAGATTACTGATTTAAGTGGTGCACCAGTTATATTTGAATATCCAATACCTAATGCACCTAAAGGTCTTTATAAGATAGGATATGACCCTTATCAACAAGACCAAAGTGGAGGTGTATCATTAGGTGCTGTATATGTATATAAAAGTAATGCTGTGTTTTCATTTACAAGGAATAAAATAGTAGCAGCTTATGTAGGTAGAATGAAGACAGTAGATGATACTCATAGAATTGTAGAATTGTTAGCAGAACTTTACAATGCAGAGATAATGCATGAGAATATGATTAGAGATGTTAAAGGATATTTTGAAAAGAAAAGAAAGTTACATCTGTTAGCTGCACAACCTGATGCTGTTATATCTAAGAGTATTAAGAACTCAAGAGTATCAAGGGTTTATGGTATTCACATGAATAGTGACCTTAAGGATGCAGGTGCTAAGTATATTAAACAATGGCTACTTCAAGAAAGAGATGTAGATGAAAATGGAAATATAGTTTTAAACTTAGATACTATTGAAGACCCAGGATTAATAGAAGAATTAATACAGTTTAATAAGAAAGGAAACTTTGACCGAGTAATGGCATTTATGATGATTATGTTTCAAATAGAAGAAGAAGGAGAAAAACAGTATTCGGATAAGACAGAAAAAAATAAAGCAGCAAAATATCTTTTAGATAGTTACAAATCATGGTTTAAAAATTCAAATAAACAAGCAATATGATACATAGCACTGATGGTAATTTTAGTAAGGGTATGCCTAAACATAGGTTGACAAGAGGTCAAAAAAATGTTGATGGTAAATCTTGGTACAAACAAAATATAGACTTTTTGGATAAGAGGTCATTTTCACAAGTAGGTTTTAATGGATATGGTTTTGACTCATTTGATACTAATGGTGTATCAGATTATAAAAGGATGAAAGTTAATTATGACATGTTTAATAACATGTTGAATATAAGGGATTTTGAATATGTAGTTAGACCATTTGGTGCACAGAGTGGAGAGTTACCTGCTAACTTTGTAAATAGAGATATTACTTCTCCTAAGATTAAAGTACTCTTAGGTATGGAAATGAAAAGACCTTTTGCATGGAAAGTAATGGCAGTAAATGAAGAAGCTACTACAAGGAGAGAACAGGAAGAGTTTAAGATGATACAGGAATATGTAATGGCTGAAATAATGAAACCAATCAGAGCAGGATTGGAACAACAGAAGATGGCAGAGTTACAAGGACAACAACCTACTCCTCAACAAATGCAACAGATACAGCAACAGATAGAACAAGAGTTACAAACTATGACTCCTCCAGAAATTAGGAAGTATATGGAGAGAGAACATCAAGACCCAGCTGAAGCACTTGCTCATCAATTACTTGAGTACATGATACACAAGGAAAATGTACCTACTAAGTTTAATCAGGGATTTAAGCATTTGTGTATTTCAGCAAAAGAAATATTTTGGGTAGGTATTCTTAATGGTGAACCTGCAATGTCAACAGTTAATCCACTTTATTTTGACTATGATAAATCACCTGATACTGAATTTATTGAAGATGGTGAATGGGCAGTATGTGTTTACAGACTTTCTCCTTCTACTGTAATATCACATTTTGGTGACCAGTTAACTACTGATGAGATTGATAAGATATATTCTATTTATACTCAAAGTGCTAATCACGTTACTGACTCTGCATTTACTTTTAATATTAATAAGGAAGATGAGGGTTGGACTGTAAGAGTAATTCATGCTACATGGAAAGCTCTAAGAAAGATAGGATTTCTTACATATACAGACCAGAATGGTGAAGTACAAGAAAGGTTAGTAGATGAAGGTTATTCTGTTAATAGAGAACAAGGAGATATATCTATATCTTGGGAATGGATTCCTGAAGTATATGAGGGATATAAGATTGGTGTAGATATTTATGTAAATATGGGTCCAGTAGCAGGACAGTTTAAAGATTTAAATAATTTGCATTATTGTAAGCTTCCTTACATTGGTGCTATCATGGATGCTACTAATTCTCTCCCTACTTCTTTTATTGATAGGATTAAAGCTTATCAGTATTATTACAATATTATAATGTATAGGATAGAATTGTTAATGGCATCTGATAAAGGTAAACTTCTTATGATGAACATTGGAATGATACCTGAATCTGCTGGTATAGATACTGAGAAATGGTTATACTTTTTAGAGAGTTCTAAAATAGGATTTATGAATCCTAATGAAGAAGGTAATAAAGGTGACTATTCTATACCTAATGCAGTTAAAGAAATAGATATGTCTTTAGCATCTGATATTCAGAAATATATTAACTTAGCAGAATATATTGAAAGAAGAGCAGGGATGTCTATTGGTATTCCACCTGAAGCTGAAGGTCAGATTGGTCCTAATGCTGCAGTTACAAATACTAAACAAACTATGGTACAGAGTTCACATATATTGGAACCAGTATTTGAATTGCATAATTATGTTAAGAGAAATGTATTACAAAGACTTATTGAAACTGCTAAGGTAGCTTATACTGAAAAGGGTAATCAAAAGTTGAATTATATATTAGATGATTTTTCAAGACAACTTTTAACTATAGATGCAGATTTGTTAGATAATTCTACTTATGGTATCTTTGTTTCTAATTCATCTAAAGCACATGAAGCTAAAGAACTTGTAGGTCAACTTGCACATGCAGCAATGCAGGCAGCTAAATTAGATTTGTCAGATGTAATTAAAGTTATTAGAGCAGAAGGAATTCAAGAAGCTGAAGAAATGTTAATATCTTCTGAAGCAAAGAAGAGAGAAGAAATGCAACAACAGCAAATGCAACAGTTACAGAAACAACAGGAGATGCAGCAACAAATGTTACAAGCAGATAAAGAAAAGATGTTGTTTGAAAGAGAAACTGAAGTAATGCTTGAGAAGATGAAAACAGAAAGAGAAATACAAAAACAAACTATCTTATCTATGGGATTCTCAATGGATAAAGACTTAGATAAAGATGGGGAACCTGATGTTTTAGAAGTAGCAAGAAAAGGAATGGAAGCTCAGATTAAAATGAGGAAACAAGATTTAAATGAGCAAGAGTTTGAGTATCAGAAAAAAGTAGATAAAGAGAAGATGGAATTAGAAAAGAAAAAGCTTAACAAAAAAAGCAATTAGATAACATTTTAAAACTTAAGAATAAATCTTAAAAAAACTTCATTTTAAATCTTAAATTTGTATCGTTATGAGTAAAGAACTAAGTAAAGAACAAGAATTGGAAAGTAGTCTTATGAATTTCTCTTGGGATAATTCAGAAGATTTTTTTGGAATTACACCTGAAGTTAAAGAAACTGCAACACAGGAAACTCCTATATCAAAATTAAAACAGGTTGAAGATGACGATGATGATGAACCTGTAAATCTTGATGATAAGAAAGTTACTGAACCTGAAAAGGAAAAAGAAGTTTTTTTTGATGAAGATGAAGAAGAAGTTTCACAATCAAAAACATCATATTCAAATGTATATAAACTACTTAAAGAAAAAGGAGTTATATCAATTGATGTTGAAGATGAAACTGAATTTAATGAAGAAACATTTGCTGATGTTATTGAGCAGGAAATAGAAGCAGGTTTAGATGAAACTATTAAAGCTTTTATGGATGACTTGGATGATGATGCAAAAGCATTTTTAAAGTTTAAAAAAGAAGGTGGGGATACTAGACAGTTTTTTAAATTTTATAATGAAATTTCTCAAATACCAACTCCTACAATAGGAGATTCTAAATCTGAAGAAAAGTTTTTAAAGTATTACTATAAAGCTTATGAAGATTTAGATGATGAAGATATAGATGATAAGATTGAGTTTTTAAAAGAAACAGGTAAGCTTACTAAGTATGCTCAAAAGTATCATGAAAATGTAGAGGAAGAGATTGAGCAGAATAGAGAAGAAGCAATTAAGAAGCAACAGTATTATCAGTTACAACAAGAGGAACAAAGAAAGCAGTATGTTAAAGAATTAAAAGGTTTAATTGATGATGCTGATAATATAAAAGATTGGAGTATTACTCAAAGAGATAAAAAGGTACTTCATGGATATATGACAAGAGCTTCTGTTAAAATTTCAGAAAGTCAATACCTTACTCAGTTTCAAAATGATTTACAGCAAGTATTTAAAGATAAAGAAAAGACTATCTTGCTTGCTAAACTTATCAGTAATGATTTTGACTTAACTGATTTAAAGGAAAAAGCAAAGACAGAAATAATTAGAGAAACTAAATCTAAACTTACAAATAGCAAAGTTTCTCCTATCGGCAATAAAGGTTCTCGCAATAAAGGTTTGGCAGATTATTTTTAATTAAAACAAAAAAGTAAATTTTAAAAAATGGCACAATTAAATAATAAGTTAGTAACTAAACAGATGCCTTGGCATGCTAATATGACAGACCTCAATCACTTGGGTGCTGCTCTTATTGCAAAGCCACATGTATTTGAATCAGTAATGACAAGGTTGTTTTCAGCCACTCGTTATTCAGATAATCCTATGACTTACATCCTATCTATGATGGGTAAAGAAGAAGAGATTACTTCTAATGAATGGGAATGGGGATTGAGAACAGGTATGACAAGACCACTTGTTGTAGTTGAAAACGTAGAAACTGTAGGTAATACAACTCCTGGTAAACTAAAACAAAACTTCAAAATTAAACTTGATGAAAACTGGTTTGTTCCAGGTGATGTTCTTCACCCAGGTACTACTAACAAAAAATATCAAGTTCGTGTACAAGAAGAACCATACAGACATGGTAAAGGTTGGATTTATACAGTACGTCTAATGACTGACAATCCTGCTGATTTTCTTCCTTTGACTTATCTTACTCCTGGTACTCAATGGGCAAAACTATTCTCTCAATATGAAGAAGCAGGTGAACAATCAGGTTCAACTCAATACTCACTTCCTATTACTTTAAAGAATAGACTTTCTCGTTTCCGTAAAAAGTATCAAGTAACAGGTGATGCACACAATCAAGTTCTTGCAGTTAAGGTTCCAGACCCTAATGGTAAAATGCATGATACTTGGATTAAGTATGCTGAAGTAGAATACTGGCAACAATGGTACAAGGAACTTGAGAGAGGTTATTGGTATTCTCGTAGTACAGATTCTGTACTTGGTGCTAATGGTAGACCAATCTATTCAGGTCCTGGTATTCAAGAGCAATTGGAAGATTCTCACATTCATCGTTATACTCATCTTACTGCTACTCTAATTGAAGAGTACTTGATGGACATTTTCTACTCTCGTGTTAAGCCTGGTGGACAACGTAAAATCAAAGCATACACAGGTGAATATGGTATGATTATCTTCCATCGTGCTATCCAAGATTGGATGGAGAAAAAAGGTTTCATTCAAGTTGTTGACCAATTGTTCATTAACAAAACTTCTTCTGATTATAATGAGCAAGCTCTTGCTGCTGGTTATCAGTTTGTGAAGTATAGAATGGCAAATGGTGCTGAGCTTGAACTCATCCATAATCCATTATATGATGATAGAGAGATTAACTTTGAGATTGACCCAGTTACAGGTTATCCTACTGAATCTATGCGTTTTACTTTCCTTGATTTCTCAGGACAAGGACAACAATCTAACATCAAACGTATTAAGAAAAAAGGTGGTATGTCATTGATTTATACAGCAGGTCTTGTTACACCTTATGGTCCAGTTAACAACAAACTTGCTTCTCACTCAGGTGACTACTATGAGATGCACGTTAAAGACCAATGTGGTGTACACATTGAAGACGTATCTCGTTGTGGAGAATTGATACTTTCTCGTTCTTAGTTGTCATAAATAGTTTTAGTAAAAGGGGAGCATCCCTCCCCTTTTATTTATAAGTAAATAATTAAATTGAAATATTTAAAAAAGTAAATTATGAGAAATGCAAACATTGTAGAAATTAGGCCAATTGAAATAAAGAAATGGCATGGAAAAACAGGTAAAGATTCATTTACCCAAGAACATAGTTCACAAGTATTATATAATGCTCAAACAGGTAGATATGATACTGGACTTTCAGAAGAAGAAATTAAACAGTATGGTGGATTGATGGGAGTAGATTTAAGTGATACTTTTAATCCTAATCAACCTCACCCATATTGGAGTACTAAAACTGCTCATCTTAAATTTCCTAATAGCACTCTAATCCTTGACATTACTAAACCATTGGATTTTATTAGAGTAAAGAATTATAAAGCTTCACCATTTGTAGCTAATTCAGAAAAGGAATATCAAGATGGTTTGTGGCCTTTAGCAACTCACATTCTTTATGATGAAGGTGAACACATTGAAATTGAAGCTCACAGACTTAATAAGAAAAAGGAAGCATATAAAATTGTTGACAAACTTACTAAGGAACAAAAAGTAGCTCTTATACAGATTATTCTTGATACATCAGTAAGAAAACAATCTAATGAATATATAGATGTTAAAATTGGTGAGATTATAGAAGGAGAGTTTATCAATGACTTATTGAAACTTTCTAAAGCTGATAAAAATTACTTGTATATAAAAGGAATGGTAGTAGAAGCATTATATAAAAATATACTTACCAAAGAAGGTAGTGGTATTTATTATATGTCAGACATTCTTGGACATAGCATTGATGATGTTACTGAGTATTTTACTAATCCTCAGAATCAGGAAATCAAAGCAAGAATCCTTGAGAAACTTAACTAGATTTAAATCATGGATGTTAGAGCAATGCATTATGACTTAAAAGTCAAACTTAATAAAGTAGATTCACAGCAATTTAGAAACCTTAGAGTTCCTGAAATTGACTGGCTGCTCAATGAAGCACAAGAAGTATTTATTAAGAAGATTGCTCAACCTCGCATTAAAAATGGATATGGATTTGAAGTAAACCAAAGGAGTATAGATGATGTAAGAACTATTGTTGTAGATAGTCTAACTCCTTTGGTTATTTCAAATTTTAATACGCAGGATAATTCATTTCAAGCTGCATTACCTGCTGACTATATGTTTTTTATTTCAGGCTATGCCTGTATATCTAAAGGAGATTGTGAGAATCAAAGAGCAAGATTATATGTTAAACAACATGATGACTTGCATGAAGAATCTCCTTTTGATTCAAGTTCATTTGAGTGGAGAGAAGTGACTGTAAGATTTTTTAAAAATGGACTTAGAGTATTTAGTGATGGAACCTTTATTGTAGAATCTATATGTGAGTTTAATTATCTTAAGAAGCCTGCTTATATACAGAATGCTCAAGATTATGTAGGGGGAACTTATAATTTACCAAATGGAACTCCTTTAGTGGGATTTCAGAATTGTGAGTTACCTGAACATACTCATAGAGAAATTGTAGACTTAGCAGTTTTGATTGCCACAGGGCAAATTCAAATACCTGATTATCAAATTAAACAAGACAAAATTAATCTTTTGAACAATTAAAATTTAAATTAAAAAATGAGTGCAAATAATCCTGTTTTTCAAGTGCTTGTTGGTCAAGATGGTGATGGAGCTGTATTAGCTGCTGGTTTACCTGTGACTAGTTTGCTTAGTAATCCATTGGGAACATTTGGTGTATTTGATTATGAAACTGGTCTTTCTGTTAATAGTTCAACTGTTGTAGGTAAAAGAAATATCTTTATTGCAACAAACATTGATACAGATGCAGATGGTACCGCTGATGATATTATTGTATCAGCAGCTACACATATTCAAAGGTCAGGTATGACAGCTTACTCACTAAGTTGTTATGAAGCTGAAGCACCACACATTGTTGACATTTACAATTTCTCAAATGTCAATTGTGAAACTACCTATTCTTTTAAAGTAGAGTTTAGAGGTAACTCACAAGCATATCAAATGTTTGGCTTTAATCAGTTCTCTAAAACATTCTCTGTAACTACTGGATGTTGTGGCCCTGATTGTGATTGCCCAACAGGTGATTGTAATGAACTTGCTCAACTTCTTGTTACTGCAGTTAATGTTGATACTGATGGTATTATCAAAGCTGAGTTTGTAGATTATACTGACCCATTGCTTCCTGTAGTAGTTGCACCTGATGATGTAGCTCAATGGATTATTGATAATCCTGGTGCTTGTCTTGGTGTACGTCTTACAAGTATTCCTTCTAAAGTTTATACTTACTGTCAGATTCCTGCTCGTTACTACAAGATGATTCAATTTAAGATGATTACATCTTTGCTTGAACCTCTTAATTGTGGTGCAACTTCTGTAACTTTCCAAGAACCTGCTTTTGGTAATGGTCAAGGTAAAGATATTGGATGGTTGGAATATGAAGCTGGTGGATATAATGGTCAACCTGGTCCTTATAGAGTAGGTGAACTTGCAGGTATTCCTCTTGGTTCATTCAGAAGATTGTCTACTAATTCAGGTCAATACAATCAAGTAAACTTGATGTATAGAAATGAAAGTGTAGGTGGTTGGGAAGAATACAAAAACTATATCAATACTATTATTGCTGTACCTTGTACTGCAGATAATGATTTGCTTGGAGATTTGCTTCCAATTTTAGATGCTTGGGTAGTAGATAACTTCCCTGGTCTTACAACTCCTCTTGCAGATTGCGATTGTGGTCTATAAAATAACAAGGAGAGAGTAATCCTCTCTCCTTTTTTTATTTAACTTTTAATATTAATTAAAATGACAGGTTTACCAAAAAATCTTTTCAACAAGATTAAACAAATGATTTTTCAATACACTTCAACTCAAAGAAGTGATATTGCTGCACTTCAAACTGCTGTTGGTACTTACAAAGAATATACAGCTACTGTTACTCAAACAGGTACTGCAGCACCAGTTGCAACTGTACTTAATAATACTTTAGGTGGTACATTAGTTTGGACAAGAAGTGCAGCAGGTACTTATTTAGCTACACTTACAGGTGCATTTCCAACTGCATCTAAAGTAGTTATTTTGACATCATTTACAAGTTCAGATTTAGCTCCAGCAGGTAGTATAGCATTAACATCTGCCGTTAGAGATACTGCAAATAGACTTAAGTTTATTACTGCTACAATGGATAATGCAGGGGCAAGAACAGTAGCAGATAGTGCATTAAGTATTAGTTTAACTGTAAGAGTTTACCCATAATGATGTACTTATCTAAAACTGAAGATTGTCAATTCATAGAAATAAAGTCTGATACTATATCAGACTTTATTTTAAATCCTAGTAACTATACATCATTCACAATTACAGGTACATTAAGTTGTTGTAGTGATGAAAATGTAACTCATACTTTAGGAGAAGATGAAATTGACAGTAGTGTTTTTACTTTACAGTTTCCTACTAATGCAAATGTATTTTTAGACCAACTTGTATTTGAAAACATTTTTACTCACCAGCAGTTTTTAATTCCAATAGAAACTACTGCTGCAACTTATATGTGTAGTACAGGAGATATAACTAATTTGTTTACAATAGTAGATAATTATTTTACTACTAACTTTGCTACAACAGTAACTCAGAATTATATTTATGACCCTGTAGCAAATACTTGTCAATATACAATTACAGACCTTCCTGTAAATATAATTCCAACTAAACTAACAACTGATATTCAGGAAATATACTTTGGTTATTTTCCAATTGAAGGAATGTTTGTAAATAATTATATGCTATATATAGCACCATCATTTTTTTCATTGATGAATTTTATTGATGGAATTTATTCATTTACACTTACTTTTAAGAGTACTGATGGATATATAATTACTGAATCAAATTGTTTCTTTTTTGATTGTCAAACTAAATGTAAAGTATCTACCAAGTTAGAAGAAATATTAAACTGTAATAAAACAGCTACTAATATATTTCTTCTACATTATGCTTTAACTGAAGGTTCAAATTGTGGATGTAATTGTGAGGAATTGTGCACAATATTTAATAAATTGTGCTCTGAATTAGGTACTAATGAATCATGTGCTAATTGTGGTTGCTAATATGAAATGGAACTGTAACATAGTCAAAGAAATGTATGATAGAGTACTCCGAAGAAAATTTGGAATGCTTTGCTCTGATGATACATCTAATGAAAATTTTATCAAGTCTTATCTTAACAGATTAGATTGTACACCTATTGACTTATCTTGTTTAAAAGGTTCTAATCTTCCATGTACAAGTAGTGAAGCATCAAGTACAGTTGTATGTAATATTATAGTTAATGTAGTTGTTACTATAGTAAATAATAACTTTGTATTTACAGCTAGTGTAACAAATGCTGTATTACCTGTTTCTTATAATTGGACTTATGATACAAGTGTTTTTCAATTAGTATCTAATGTAGCTAATGTATTAACATTAGAACCAATATTATTATTTAGTGGTTCAGTAGCGGGTAATGTAGAAGTTGTTGTTACTGATACTGATAAATGCACAGGAAGTTGGGATGATAAAATTAATTACAGAGGTGGATGTACTGACCCTGAAGCTGTTAACTATGACCCA